TTCGTCATCTGTTTGCGTTACTGCACCGAAATCTCCAAAATCAGTAAAGTAAACAGCTTTCAGACCCCCAACTACATCTTTGCAAGGTTCTTTTCTACCACGTGTTAAATCACAAGCCATATTTTATATATTAAAAAAGGGTGAGCAGGAATATACCTTACCCACCCTCTTTAGTTAGTTAATCTGTTTATTAGTCGTTAGCAGAGTTAGTGATACCGTAAGTTACGATGTCATCAACAATACCATACTGTACACCTGCGGTAAATCTCATTACGACTCTTACGTTTTGAGAACCATCAATGTCAGCCATATCAATTACTTTTACTTCGTTGTGGTCAGAAAGTAATCCTGTACCGAAGTAGATGTTTGATTTTTCAGCAGCAATAGCTTGGTTAGAACCTAATCCGTTAGCAACAAAGATTTTGATACCATCAAAAGTTAATGCTCCGTTGTTGAACCATTGTGTTCCCATAGAGTTTGTACCTGCAGCACCTACTCCATCAGCAGCAAATCCACCTAATGCTCTCACGTATGCTCTTGCTACGTTTTGAGAAATATAGATTGATAAATCTTCACTTCCGTATAGAGTAGAAGGAACTGCATCAGCAATCTTTCCTAACTCTGTGATTACGTTAGAAGCAGTTACTGTTGTTCCTGCAACTTCGTTTCCTGTTGGTAGGTTAGCATCAGCAGTAAGTAAAGTCATTAGACCATCAAATTGTCCGCTTGTTGCAGTTGAACCTCCCCAAATAGAGTTCTCTGTTCTCTGTGCTACTTTAGCAGCAACGTGAGAAATTAAGAAATCACTAAAAGATGAAGGTAGTGTATCGTGTGCTGAATACCCCATAGAGATAGCTTCCCAATCATCTTGAAAGTCTTTCTTACATAATTGTAAGTTCACTTGCTGATATTCAGGAGTCAAAGTCCGTTCATCTAATGTCAAAGTACTCGTTGCTGTGAAATCACAGGAAGCATCTTTTACGATATCATCAGTAGAGATAGTTTTGATTACCTCTTGGAATTTAATGTTAGGTTTTACGGTAATTCCACCGTTTTCGATAGTGTTAGCGCTCAATAAAGCCGCAGAGACGTAAGAACCCGCGAACTCTCCGTTATAAGCAACACTTGCGTTTTGAGTTGTTGTTGTTGGCATTTTTAATTATTTATTTGTTTATTTTTTAATGTTTGCAATTCTTTGCATTACCCTATCTGCAGTAGTCATATTTCTTTTCTGTGCAAATAGGTTTAAATTCTTTTTAGTTTCAGCTTCAGGATTGTGAGTTACTTTAGCAACAGGCTCTTCTGCTGATAACTCTTCCTTTACCTCTTCGTTAAGTTCTTCCTTAACTTCTTCTTCAGAAACTTCTTCGCTCATTTCTTCTTTAGGCTCAATCATAGATTTGATTTCTTCAATCATTTCTTTAACCTCTGCTAAATCTTGTTTTGTTGCGTATCCCATTTCTTCTTCTTCTGCAGCTTCTACTTCTTCGGATGCTTCTGCTTCCTCAACTTCTTCTGCTGCTCCTATAGATGCAATAATACCTTCTTCTTCTACTTTAAGGATTTCTCCATCTTCTAAAGAATATTCGCCTACAGGTAGTGCTACTTTTTCGTCATCTGTTACAATGAATACTTCACTTCCTGCAGCGAAATTTTCACTTTCAATAACAGTTCCGTTTTCCAAAGTAGCTTGTGCTAATTTTACTTCTTGGGTTTCTTCATTTAGTTCCACTCCAAGAACTTCTTTTACTTTGTTTAACATATCTGTCGCTTTCATATAAATTGAATATAATTATACAATAAGTTATTAATTACTTTGTTATATTTTTACTCTGTTCCTGTAATGTTTCCTATGCCTTGTGCTTGAAAACTACCATCACAACATTTTCTTGAATAGGTTTTACCGTCTTTACATAAACATCCTCTTTTGTCATTTTGTGGACTTGGGTTTCTTTCTTTATAGTCTCTCATTATCCTGCGTTTTGTGTACGTTGTATAAAGTAAATAACATCCCATATTAAGGAATCACCACCAACAGAGTTAACTTTTAATTGAACTCCATCAGTTACAAATGTTGCATCTGTGTAATATTGCATCATTATGTTCTCAACGTGTTCCGCATCATTTCCTTTTGGATAAGCAATAGTTCCTGCCACTCTTGATATTTGACCACTACCCTCTAAATTGTACTCTAAAAATGTTTGGTTTGCATTAGCAGCAGATGCTTTAAAAGCTACTGTAAAAATATAAACGTCATTTTCATTAACACCTAACACCTTTTGAGTAGATGAATCATAAAAGTTTATACTTGAATGACTTCTTACTACGTTTCCGCCATTGTTAGATAATACCACTTCTGTATCTTCTACAAGTGTTAGTTTATAATTAGAATTATATTCTGTATCGTCATATCTTGCCCAACCTAAATTAGTTACACCTGTTTGTGGGTAAACAATTACGTTTTCGTTATTATGACCCATATATAAATAGTCATCGGTACGTAACATTGCACCATCTTCGATATTTACATTATCTACTACTGATTGTTTTACATCTTCTACGTGAACCCTGTATGCTGTGTTTTTATTCATTTTATCGGAACGCAATTAGGTACTCTTCTACCGTTTTTAATTTTAAATCCTATCATTTCATATCCTGCTTGACAAGGTTCTTTAAGAGATGCTTCTAATAAGTCAAGTTCTTTTAGTTTAGACCCTGCCCAACGTAATCCTGCTTTACCACCCCATAATAAGTAAGATATAGTTCCACACGCTTCGCTATCTCCTTCATCGTAATACTCTTCTGCTCTTGATAGGTAAGAAAACATTCTTTTGATTGTCTCAACTGTGATTGCTTCTTTCTTTGCTAATTGTTGCGCTCTTACTTTACCTACTTGGGTAGCGCATTTGTTGTTTACTTTTTCGTTTAGTTCAATACCACGTTTAGCGTTGTTAGAAACTGCATCAGGATAGTCGGCATAAGACTCTAATTCTTGACCGCTTAACAATTGTTTTAGTTCTGACAACAATTCGTTTGCCTCTTCTTCTAAATCTTCTTTTAAATCTTTGTCTTTAGGTCTTTCTGCTTTGTCGGCAAAATAACCCTCAATAGAGAATCCTTTTACTTTTCCTGTTTTTACGTAGTCATTCCAAACCTCATCGTTTAAAACTTTCATAGATACCATCCAAGTACCAACAGGAACTTCCATATCGTAGTGCCTTGTCTTATCCTTTTCGCTTTCTACAATCCAAGATTCAACAACACTTAATCCTGTTAATGGAACTTGATGCTCTAATGTTGAGTTGTTTTGATTTCCGTTTATAAAAAACAATTCACTTGCTTTTCGTACCGTAGCTTGACTAAAATAAATGTAATATTCGTTGTCTTGATTTCTACGGTAGATAGGTTTGTTAGGAATTAAAGCTGCACCCATTAAGATACGCTTTTCCTTATCTACTTCTGCAAGTTTAAACTCTTGGTTTTTAAGTGCTATAAAATCTTCTTCGATTGCAGGACTTTCAACTACGCTAATAGCTTCAATTCCAATAGCATCTTCTTCGTCAATAAATAGTTCTACTATATCCATATTAATACAATAATATTTTTTAAAATTTGTTACCCTATTGAAGCACTATCTATTATGTTTCTATCAAGTGCCTGTGCGTTTGTTACATCGTTACTTACCACGTATGCTTTCATAGGTTTTGATTCTTTTTCTCCAATAGCTTGTGCTAATTGGTTTTCAGGTGATGCTCCCACTATATTAAATGCAGGGGCTTGTGAACCTCCTGCTCCTCTCGGTGTAGAAACAGAACCACCTTCACCATCCATAGATGTAGATTTTATTTTAGCGATATTAGTAGCTGCAAATCCTGCTGCTAAACCTGCTTGAATTATTGGATATGCAGGAAATACTGTTGTGATTGGTGATGCTGCTGCTGTCTTATACGCTTCTATTGTTGACTGAACTCCTGATACTGTCGCTTGTGCTATGGCTGCTGCCTTTGCTACCTTACTTCCTTCTCCTGCAATCTCACCTATTAAAGCCAACCCTTGTTGTGCTGAATCAAATTTTGCATTAGCAACGTCTTGTTCTAATTCTTTTTTATACTCGGCAGCTTCTTTTTCTTTTTCTTTAAGTTCATTTATTCTTTCAATCTCTTCCTCTTGTGTTTCTTTTTTTAAATCTGCTACTTCACGCTCTAAAGATATTCTATTAATTATTTGCTCTGAACGAAATCCCTCTATCTGTGCAAGTACTGCTTCACGTTCGTTTTGTGCTTCTAATAAAGCTATGTAGTTTTCTTGATTTTGGTTTTTATCGTATTCAGCTTGTGCTGCTCTAATCGTAATATCTACATTTTCGAGCATTAACTTCTGTTGCTCTTCTAATACTTCACCTAACTTATTGTTCGCTGCAATTCTTTCTTCAATAGTCTTGCTTTCATCGTCTCTTATTTGACGTTGTTGTTCCGCTTGTCTGTCGTACTTTTCGATAAGACCTTGATTAATAACCGAAGCAACTTCTGCTTGTTTGTTTAGGTCTACTGTTGCACGTGCAGCTTCTACTGTTGATTTTGCGTAATCTGTTATGCTGTTTACTACCGATGGAACAACCTCTGCAACCTTATCAAATGTATTATTTACACCTGTTACTACATCAAATAATTCTTTCCCTGCGTTCTTAGCACTATCTGCTGCTCCTGCAAAATCGCCCTTAAATACTTTTACTACTGCTTCACCTAAGAATCCTAACGCATCTAAAGCACTTTCAACCCTCTCTATCACATTATCTAATAATGCTTGACCAAAGTTCTTAATGGATTGCGTAGGGTTCTCAAATATACCCTTAAAATAGTCTATAACAGTTCCTACATTGGCATCTAAAAAATTAAAGAAATCATTAAAAGCTAAACTTAACACTTCAAACGTAGAGTTAAAGAAGTCTAACACCTTTTGGTTTTGACCAATAGTAGTTTTTAAAACTTCAAATGCTTTTTCAGCTAAGAAAACAATCCCCGATGCTTTTCCTATTGTTTGAAATGATTTTGATAATTTTCCAACACCCTTTGCAGCATCGTTACTGCCCTTTTGGATTTCATTTACACCATCTGCAATATCTCCTAAATCATCTATGGTTTTGCCTTTCTTTAATTCTAATTCGACTTGTATTTTTTGACTCATAATTCTCTTCTAAATAAATTGTATGCTTCCTTAATTGATTCAGGATATTTGTTTTTACCTAAAGCAATATCTGTGTATTGCCCTCTCCATTTTTCGCTTCTTGCTAATTCTAATAAATCTAATATATTTTGTATCATCCTGACGTGCTTTCAAAATCTGCAAGTGAATCACCGAATACCGACCTAATTATTGCGCCTGTTTTTGTATAAATTCCTCCTACTATGTAGATTTCATATTGATTAAATAAATTCTTGTGATACATTATTTGTGCATTTGTTATATCTGTCATTTGAAATATACCATCATTCCCAACAGGGTCAATGTATTTAAACGTATGTGATAATGGATATAATGTATCAATCTCGGGGTCATATATACTTGTAAACCACTCTATAATTTTTCTATAAGTATTTAAGTTCCAATATTGTTGTGGAGGTCTTATTTGTTGTCCTGTTTGACCTTGTACTAAAGGTGATGGAACACTACCACTAAACTCATTTTCTTGCCAAAAATACCCATAAGTATCAATAGCAATATAATCAGTTAGTCTCTCGCCTGTTGTGTTTTTAAATTGACTTACGGGAGCAGAAACAGTAGATGCTTTGAATATATTAGAAATAGAATCTGCAAATGCGTGTTTAGTATCTGTATTAGTTCTTGCATAAAACCTCCAATAAAAGGTTGTAGGATGCGTTAAGCCACTCTTTTCATAATTAGCTACCTTTGGTACAGTAAAGAAAGATGTTGTTTTAAATGGTACAGAATTTACACCGCTTGTTGCTTTCAATACATCTACGTCATCACTTGCGTTTAAATCACTTTCATTTGTAGAATACAAAAATCCGTATTCATCAACTTGTAAGGTGTCTCCCAATTTACCCATAGCTGTTATTTCGTAATTGAAATATATTGAAGTTGATGTTGGAACTGTTACTTGATACTCTGCTATTGTTGGTGGTGTTACAACTAAAGGTACTTCGTCATATACAGGTTCGGGGTCATTAATTGGTATCTCACTTGGAACTACCGTTGTAATATCGGGTATTGTAAATTCAGTGTCACAATTAGCATCTACCGTTAACACAACATCGTCAGTAGTTTTTAAAGTTGAATCTACCGTTAAACAATTAGATGCAACCTTTACAATAGTCTTATAAGTTACTTCCTCGAATATATTTGTAAGTTCAATATCACTTAGGTTTGTCTCAAAGTTTGTAGTGATTTTATTAATTCTGTATATGTCATCAAACACTATAATCTTATCTGCTAAGTTTAGCTTAATAAGCATCTCTAATGGTAGATAAGCCTTTACCATTGTAATTCTTTTACGCTTATCGAACATATCCTTAACGTAGTTTTCGTAATACGTTTTGAATAGTGTCTTTTGGTTTACTTGTCTTGAATATTCATCAAACTCTGCATTGAAATTTAAATTTTGATATGCACTTTCTCCGAATACATTTAGAATACTCGAAGAGTTTAATGGCATATAAGGATTGGCAACAGGTGTTGTGTTTGCGCTACCATCTAAGTTAATAACTCTAATGTTAGTAAAAGAACCTGCTGCATAAAATAACAATGGCTCTCCTTTGTATGGGTCTTGGTTTATATCAACCGAATATCCAAATTGTACAAAGCTATTAGTTTTCTCTTCGTTCCCTTCGGGTGTCGTTGTTGTTTGTATTACACCTGCATCAGTAACATATAAATGCTCATATTTAAAATGCTCAAATGGTAATTCAACATCGTACGTTTCACCATCATACTTTTCACTTGTCTTATATTCTAAAGAACCCCATTCGGTATTTGCTAACTCCTTATGATTTGTTGCTAAAAAAGATTCTGTTCCTTTGTATTTAAAGATAATATCCTTAAAAGGTAAAATACTATCAACTACTGTTTCCTCTTTGTCAAGATGTTTTGTGATATCCCATATTTGAGAACTTGACGAATAAAATTCATCTAATGACTTTACTACTATTGTTCCACTT